GTGACAGTGCAAGTTGGGGGGATGGTAACTCAACAGGAACTACAACTAATAGCCATACTTTAACAGTTGACCAAATACCTGAACACAATCACGGAATTAGTAGTAAGTTTACAGGTTGGACTAGCTCTAATGCCCCCGTTCAATGGGTTGGTTCAGGGCAAGGTTATCAAGTTACGGATGGTGCTAAACAAGGTGGAGGTCAAGGGCATAGCCACAATATACCTTATATATCAGTGTATATGTGGAGGCGAACTGCTTAATGACACTAGAAGAGGAATTTCAATTAGAACGTGAAATAGTATATATTAAAGCCGATATGCAACTAGCAAAAAAGGATCATAAATGGATTGAATATTTAAGATTAAAAAGGAAGATAAAGAAAAAGAGAAGAATTTTGCAAAAAAAGAGAAAAGAGAGATAATATAAAAAAGGAGATGATACTTTATGGCAGATTTAAACTTAGTAGCAGGAACAAACATTACATTAGTTCAAAGTGATGACAATTTAACAATAAATAGTACAACTGACACATCAGGTTTAGAAAGTACAAGTAACAAAGTAACTTCTATATCATCAAGTTCAACAGATACACAATACCCAAGTGCAAAATGTGTATATGATATAGTTGGAGATGTAGAAACATTACTTGAAACACTAGATATTGGGGAAGGTGTTGAATAATGAGTATAGCAACAAGAATAGAGAGTATGTATGACAACGTAGATAAGGCATATAAGAGTATAAATAAACTAGGAGTGGATCTAACAGATGTAGATAAAAACATAGAGAATATATCACCATTACTAGATGATTTTTATGACACATTACCAAAAGTAACAGGAACAGGAGAAACCTTAACCTTAAACAACACAAGTGAAGCCCCAATGGAAATAGACTTAAAAGGAAATACAAGCCAAGCAAGTGAGCCAACACCAAGTACACCCCAAGATGTTAATGTAGTAAGTGGAGATAATACAATAGAGGTAGTGGGGAAGAATTTAGCAAATTATGATAATAACAATAACCTAGAATATAGGTTTCTTAATGCAAGTGGAGAATTTGAAACTTCTACATATACTTATATAAACGGAATTATAAAGACTAACAGTAATAAAATGACAGTGTCTTTTAAAAACAAAACTGGAACAGGGAATATTAGAATTGGACATTTTAAAAGTGATGGCACATTTATAAAAAGAGATTTATTATCAAGTACGCCAACAACAATAACACTAGATAATGATGTTTCTTATCTCATATATTCAATAGATAAAAGAGAAAGCACCAACTTTGAAGAGGTGCAAATACAAACTGGAGACTCAGCAACATCATACCAACCCTATACAAGCCAAACACAATTAATAAGTTTAGGTGTAGAGAATTTATTTGATAAAAGTAATTGGCAAAAATATGCTTTTGATATAACAATTGGAACTTCAACATATAATGACCATGCCACTGCAAACAAAGTTGCAAATGGAACACCAATAAAAGTTGAAGGTGGAAAATATTATGTTTTAAATTGGACTAATCCTAGTGGAGTAACAATAAATGAATTTAATTTATATTGTTATGATAGTAGTGGGATATTAAGATATGTTCACGCTAGTTCTGGTAATAGTTTAGCCAAAGGTGTGGCACGAAAATTAGAAAATGATGTTGCTTATATTAATATTTCATCTTTCGGAAGTTTAACTGACGAACAATTACAAGGTATTGCAAATACATTACAACTAACAAAAGGCACAATGCCACAACACATTAGTAATAACCCAATAGAACTATGTAAAATAGGAGATAAACAAGATTATATTTATAAAGATAATGGTACTTGGTATTTACATAAAGAGATAGGTAAAGTAACTTATGTAGGAACTGAAAGTAATTGGTATAAACAAGATAGTTGGAGTGCAGTAGGAAGTAATACAAGTGCTTTTTATAGAGCAAAACCAAGTGATAGTTTAGGAGATACAAATACTTATTCTAATTACTTTGTTAGAAATACAAACATAACTTCAGTAGATACACCTTGTATGAATCTAGGAGGAACAAATATAATCTTTAGAATAAATAAAACTCTTGCTGATACAACTGATGGCTTTAAAACATGGCTAGGAAATAATAATGTAGAAGCAAGATACATTTTAGCAACACCAACTAATACTGAAATAACTGATACAACATTAATAAACCAATTAGACAATTTACAAAACTTAAATAGTTACAACCCTACTACTAATATTATGCAAGAGAATAATGATAAGCCATTTATTATTACTGCTAGTGCATTGAAGGATTTAAGCAATTTATAACAAAATTTTACAAAAATTAAAAAATAGTATATAATAGAACTGAAGAAAGAGAAGGTATCAAGATATGGAATTAACAATAGCATTAGCATTAAGTATATTAGGAAGCGTAATAAGTGTATCTACATTTGTCTTAAATAGACGAGATAAATCTAATAAAGATACAAAAGATGATAGTTATAAATGGGGGCAATTTGACACTAAACTTGATAATATAGAAAAAGCGTTGGCTAAAATTGAAAGCAAACTAGATACATACGATAAGGAAGTTGACACTAAAATTGATAATGCTATGAAACACCATGTTAATGAATATCATAGAGGGGAATAAGATGGAAGAAGAATTAAAAATAGCACAAAAAGATTTGAATAAATTAAAAGAGCAAAGCCTAGCCTACGAAATGATACAAGACTATAAAAAGCAAAACAAAAGGCTTTTTGTAATATGGATCATAACTTTCCTTTCATTTCTTGCTTTACTTGGATATACAATATATCTTCTAAATGATATAGGAACTATTGAAGAAACTACTATTTCTCAAGAAAATGATAATGGTTATAATAACTATATTGGAAATGATGGTGATATAACTAATGGCAAAGCAAACAATAACTAAAACTAAAAAGAAATATCGCAAATCTAAACAAACTGCTACTGTAAAGAAAGATAAACAAGGTAAAAATCATTGCTCTGCTTGTGGTGCTTATATTTCTAAGTAGGTGATAATATGTTTGATTTCACTAAAGAAGAATATGAAATACTAAAAGAGAAATTGATGCTTAATGAAGAACTTTCAAAATTATTAGAAATGAAGATAAAAGGCTATTCAATAATTAAGATGAGTGAAGAACTTAATATGAGTGAAAGTTCAGTAAGCAGAAGAATAAAGCAACTTAAAAAGAAAATAATGAAAATTTTGTGACAATTTAAAGCAAAGAAGTTGAAATTCCAACTTCTTTTTTTTGTGGTGTAATAAAGACATGAAAGGAGGAAGTGCTACTCAGTAGAGTTGTTTAAAACACAATTTGAAGAGTTAATTAAATGCACTCCTCTTTTCATATTTTAGGAGGAATTAATATGTTTGGAAATAATCCTTATCAAAGGGCTTATAGCAATTTAAACCAACAAAACTTATATGACCAAATAGATTACGAAATAAACAACTTGCAACAGATGAAAGAGAAGATGAAAAACAATGCACAAGTACAAAATCAACAACCTAGCATAAATCAAACTTTTCAACTAGCTCCTACTAATAGAGAAGTTATAAGATATGCAAACTCAATTGAAGATGTGCAAAGAGATGTAGTTGTGGGTGATACACCTTACTTTTCTAAAGATATGAGTATTGTCTGGGTAAAAAGTATTAACGGAAGCATTAAAAGTTATGAACTAAACGAAATAGTTGAAAAAGATGCTAAAGATATGCAAATAGAGTTTTTACAAAGCCAAATAGAAGAATTAAGAAAGGAAATGAAAAAGAATGAACAACCTACTACAAATGCTACTATCGAACAAAATGCAACAAATACCTCAAAACTTGATGAACCAATTGGAGGGGCAATTGAAAAGAAAGAACCCTCAAGCCTTCAAAGAATATCAACAAGCAAGAGAAAATAAAGTTAATCCAGAGGAATACTTAAATCAAATAGTTAATAGGTTTTCTCCACAACAAAGAAAAGAATGGGATAGTATGTTTAAAGGTATTAACATTCAAAAGTAGAATGTTGATATAAATAAAAATATTTAGAAAGGAGAGAATATATGAATAATGGTATTCAGCCAACAGTAGAACTAGCTACTAACAATGGTTCTTACCCTTACCCTGTTTATCCTATGATGGGTGGATTTGGTGGAAATGGTGGTTTAGGTTATGGTTCTGATTGGATTTGGATCATTGTTTTATTCGCCTTATTTGGAGGTTGGGGAAACAATGGTAATGGAAATGGTTTCTTTGGTGGAAGAAGTTTTGATGATGGTTATGCTTGGCTTTCAAATGGTCAAAAAGAGATTATGCAAAACACTAACAACGGATTCGATACATTACATTTATCTAACCAATTAGAAGGTACTAGAGATGGTATTTATGGTTTATCTAATCAATTATGTAACTCAACAGCAAGTATAAATACTAATGTTTCAAATGGTTTCTATAATGCAGAAATTGCAGCCAATAATCGTGCAATAAATCAAATGCAAGATACATTCGCTTTAAGTAGACAATTTGCTGATTGTTGCTGCGAAAATCGCTTAGGGATTGCTAATTTAAACAGCACTATTCTAAGTGAAAACTGTGCTGATAGAGCAGCATTAGCTGATGGTTTAAAAGATGTGTTAATTAACCAAACAGCAAACACTCAACGTATATTGGATCAGTTATGCAATGATAAGATAGACGCTAAAAATGAAAAGATTCTTGACCTTCAAAGACAACTAGATATGGCAGACTTAAAGGCTAGTCAAATAGCTCAAAACGCTTTCATATCACAAGGTTTTGCTAATGAAGTTGACGCATTATATAACAGATTATCTAACTGTCCAGTACCTAGTACACCAGTATATGGAAGAACACCTATATTCACTTGCAACAATGGTTGTGGATGTGGATATAACACAACAAGTCAATTTATTTAATAGCATAGAGTAGAATACTACATACTCGATTACGAGAACTTGCTAATTATAGGTCGGATTTTTAATAAAAAACGACTTATGGAGAATAGGCAAGTCCTATTCTCATTTTTTTATGAAAGGAGAAAGATAAAAAATGATTGAAACTATAATTAATGAACCTCTTGCTTTACCAAGTAATGCAAGTCCAATAACTTTTGATGAAACTGATATTAGAACAAGATGTGCTACTTGCAATGGTTGGCTAGATTATTCAAATGGCAATCCTAACTTTAAAATCTTTGGGAATGGATATACTGGCTATTATGATGTAGAGTTTAGTGCCTCTGTTAGTTCAGCAACCGCAGGTGTAGTTGCCGTTGCATTGTTTCAAGATGGAGTAATTATTCCTGACACAGTAAGAGCGGTAACTATTGCAGCAGCCGACGACTATGAAACCATTTCTTTTGATAAAAAGTTAAGAGTTTGCCCTAGAGGAACAACTAATATATCAGTTCAAAGTGTACCAAGTGTTCCTACACCAACTACACCTGCAACACCAATAGCAACTACACAAGCAATTATTACAAATGCAACATTTAGTATTTCAAGACTTAATAGATAATGAATAATAGATTAGATTTATCATCATTAATTTTGCAATTATATAGTTTAATTTTATTGATACATGACTACAATAATGCAGATTTAATGCAAGAGTTACAAACACAAGATGAAAAGTATTTAAAGAAAATAATAGAGCAAAACAACGAGATATTAACCCTTTTAAAGAAAGGAGATAATGATGGAAGAAGAAACTAAAGAAGAAAGTCAAAGTGAAGAAAATATATACGACAAGTTATATAAAGAGATTCCTAAATCAATTAAAACTCTTTTAAATGGTGAAGGAATACAAAAAGAAAACATAAAATACTTTGGAGAACTTGTTGATATATATAAAGATTTAGAAAACATTGAATATTGGAAAAGAAAGGAGAATAATAATATGTACAATGGATATGGTAACTATGGAAATAGTGGATATGGAAACTACGGTAGAAGAGCAGGATATGATAGTTATGGAAGAGATGGAAACTATGGAGAAAACTATGGAGAAGGATATGGAAATTATGGTAGAAGAGGGAGAGATGCTAGGTATCGTGGAGATAATGAGCTTGATAGAATGTATGGAGAATATGGAAATTATCAAGAGAGTAGAAGATATGGACATGGAGAAGAAACAGATAAATCATTTCACTATATGGTAAAAGCACTTGAAGATTTCGTAAAAGTGTTATATGAAGAAGCAGAAACACCACAACAAAAACAAATGTTAATGCAAACTTTACAAAGTAGTATGAAATAATATGAGATATTATTTTTATAACGCAAATAGTCACAATAATTTTATTGATGACTGCTTTCCCTAGAGCCTATTCAATAGTAATGGACATAACTTGGAAAGAAGCATATAAAGAGATATGTAAAAGTGCAATGGAACAAGGACAAATGATGGACAATGCTGTTTTTGTAAGAAGTTTTTTAGATAAAAGATTTAAAAGAATTCCATTTACAGAAACATATATAGGAGAATTTGCGGAAAACCACCCTGTTGGTAAATATCTAATAACTACTAACAATCATATAACAGCGTGTATCAATGGCTACATAGTAGATACTTGGAATTGTACTGACAAAAAAATTGAATTTATATGGAAAGTATGATATAATATTTTTAGAGGAGTACCACAACTACTCCTCTAATACTTTGTTGTGGGAGGTATTTTTATTATGAACAAAGAGGATAAAAAAAGATTAATAATTATAAGACATAGTATGTATGGCAGATGTTATTATCCTACTACTAATGGTTATGAAAGATATGGTGGTAGAGGAATAAAAATGTGTGATGAATGGTTAAATAATCCTGATAGTTTCTATGAATGGTCTATTAATAATGGCTACAAAAAAGGGTTAACAATAGATAGAATAGATGTTAATGGAAATTATGAACCTAGTAATTGTAGATGGGTAACTAAAGAAATACAAGATAATAATAGAAGAACAAATAGAAAGATAACTTATAAAGGAGAAACAAAAACTTTATCACAATGGTCTAAAGAATATAATATAAACATAGTAACATTAAGCGATAGATTAAAAACAGGAATGACTATTGAAGAAGCATTAAATAAGCCTACAATAAAAGGCGGTGGCAAATTATTGTTTACTATAAATGGTGAAACCAAGTTATTAAGCGAATGGTGTCAAAAATATAATGTAAATTACCAAACTGCTTGGGAAAAAATAAAAAAAGGTTATGATATTAAAAAAACTTTAAAATTAGATAACATTTGATCCAAGTGAAAGGATTATGAGATGTGCTTGGAGGATGTTATAACTTCTTGTTGACAATAGTCTAAAAAAGTGGTATTATTTTATATGTAGTGAGAGCTACTAATACACTTTTGAAACATTCAATTGTTATGAAGTGTACCCCTTTACTTTGGAGAAGGTAATTCGCCTTCTTTTTTTGTCAAAAAAACAAAATTAATATATAATTAATATTGGGGCAGTTTTATTCATTTTACGCCCCCTATTAATTCTTTTCTTTATATGTGGCACTTATTAACAGTAAGTGCCTCTTTTTGCATAAATTTGACTTTTGTAATATAATAAGTTTATAAGGAGGAATAATTATGATATTAAATAGCAAAGTATATGATGTGCTTAAATGGATCGTAGCAATAGTATTACCTGCAATTTTGACATTCGTAGGTGTTGTAATGAATACATTAAACTATGAATACTCTAATGTTGTATTAACTATTGGTGCAGCATTTATAACAATGCTAGGAACAATACTAGGAATATCAAATTATAACTACAATAAAGGAGGTAAGTAAGATGGAAGAAGAAAAGAAACTAGAAGTAGTAGAACCAGTTGAAGAAATCGAAGTTGATGAAGAAGTAGAAATCAATGAAGAAGAAATCGATGGTGGTGATGTAAATGAAGTTAGCGACTAGAATATTTAAAAGAGAAAGAGGAGACGGGCCTGAAGAGTATTACATAACATCACCTTTTGGGCAAAGGATAGATCCAATAACAGGTAAAGTAATTACATTCCATAATGGATGTGATTATGGAACTCATGGAAACAAATGGCCACAATATGCTTTAGAACAAGGACACATTGACAATGTGTTTATAGACCAATATGGTGCAAAAGATATATGGGTAAGTTACCCAAGATTAGGTTATAAATGTTTACATGGGCATTTAGATAGCTTTAATGTATCAATAGGTCAAGAAGTAGATGAAAACACTATACTTGGTTACACAGGAATGACAGGGAAAGCAACAGGAATACATTTGCATTTAGGTGTTAAGTATATTGGAGGTAGTGATTGGATTGATCCTGAAAGTATAGACTATCAAGAAGGACCAGAACCACCTGAACCAAGTGATTATCCATTTCAAGGAGTAGTACACAAAGGTAGTGCTTTCTATAATCAATATGGGCAAAAATATTCAAGCAATGCTAAAAGTGATTTTGAAGTACAAGTACAAGGTGAATTAAATGGAATGTATCAAGTATATGCAACAAGATTAAACCCTAATGTAGTATATACTGAAAAATACAATGTAACTAAAATAGGTGGTTACCCATTTAATGCAGTAGTTAAGCAAGGAACTGTATTCTACAATGAATATGGTCAAAGATATAGAAACCCAGCAAAGAGCAACTTTGAAGTTCAAGTGCTAGGTGAAGTTAATGGTAGATATCAAATATATGCTACTAGGCTTAACCCAAATGTTGTTTATTGCGACAAATCAGCAATAATGTAGCATTTGACAATATCTTAGATTATGCTATAATTATACTATGACCTGTAAGTTCACACTATGGTCACCTCTATTTACTGAGTGGGATGTAAAGTCCTACTCTTTTTTTATTCTTATGTATTGACAAAATAAAATTACCTATGATATAACTGCTATTGTAAAGGAGGGAACAAGTGAACAAGAAAGATAATATATGGTATGAAAAAATTGCTATAGAAACGAGTAAGCACAAATATCCATGTAAGTGTGGGCATAAGCAAATAATACCTTATCAATCTGACTATACAATTTGTGGTTGGTGTGGGAGGAAAATAACAAAAGACAAACAAAGCCACTTTAAAGATAAAGTAAGGCAATTAATGAATAATAATGTAAAGGGTAAAAGATGAATAGAGAAGAGTTTATAAAATTTAGAGAGAAATATTTAAAAAGATTTAGAAAGTATTATAAAGAAGGAACAAGTGATTCAAGGGAAGAACTTAAAAGATCCATCTATGATAATATTAATTTAACAGATGATGAAAAAGATGAGTTTTGGAACTTAATCAAAGCTAAAGAAAGCAAAACTGAAAGAGAAAAGAATGAAAGAGCAATAGAATACATCTTGAATAATGCACATAAATATAGGAATAGATATAAAATTATATACACATTTGATATAAATGAATTGCTTAGTATATTAAAAGGAGAGTAAAGGAGGAATAATATGAGTAATTTAAGTTATCAAAAATTATTAGAAAAGTATAAGGAAACAAAAGAAGAAAACAAAAAACTAAAAAAGGGAGATAATCAAGAATTAGTTAAAACAAAAGAATCACTTAATTATTACTATTACGCATATAAAAAACAATCAGAAGAAAACAAAGAAATGAAAGATAGAATAAAAGTTTTAGAAAAAGAAAAAATAGAACTTTCAATATTAGTTGATTATCTAAGAGGAGAATATAATGGAAGAATATAAAGAAATAAAAGAATTAAGAAAACAAATAAGTGAAAATGAAGATACTGCAATAAAATTATTAAATGAAAATATAAAATTAAGAACAACAATAGGCAAAGCAATAGGTTTTTTTGAATATCTTATAACACTTGAGCCAAATTATATAAATGTAGAATTAATAAGGAAAGGATTAAATATATTAAAAGGAGGTCAAAATGAATGAATTAACTGAATCACAAGAACGTGTATATAAAAGCATAAAGGAATATATTAAAACAAATAAAATAAGCCCATCAATAAGAGATTTATGTAAAATAAATGGGTTCACAGCACCGGGAACATTAACGTATCATTTAAAGATATTAAAAGAAAAAGGATATATAACTTATAGAGATAAAACACCAAGAAGTATAGTTTTAATTGAAAATTAGGAGGAAATATGGAAACAAATAGAGAATATATGGGAAACTACATATTATTAGACGAAATACTAAAAAGAGCATTAGATACAAAGAAGATAGATGACTTTGAAAGATATATAGACAAGTTTATAGAGTTATATGTAAACACAATAGGAGAGCAAGATTATGAATAAAGAAATATATGACAAGGAATTACAAAGAAAAATTGATACACACGAATTACTTTCTAAGATTCATCGAGAAGTAATTGAATATGAGAAAGAACATAGAGATAGACCACAATTAATAATAATGTCTAGGGCATTAAATATGGCATTAAGAGTTAGTTTTCAAATGATGTTAGATTATCACCAAGCAATAATGTTAGACGAGCATAGATTAACATTCGATTATTTATTTGGAATACCTTGTTTAACTTCATTGGCATTAGAAGAATATGATTTTGAAGTAAGATAGGAGAACTGATGAAACAAAGTATTAAAGAATTAATAATATTCTTAATAATAATAGCCATAGTAATACTAATTGGTTGGCAAATAGGTTATCAAATAAACCATTTTATATGGGGTTATACAGGTTAAGAGGTGGTAAAGAGTGAATAGTAAATTATATTGTATAAATCCTAATACAAAAGAATATGAAGAAGTAACAACTATATATGGTATAGATATAAAAGAAATATTAGATTTGATAAGAGATTATAAAATAAGCAAAGATTTAAAGTTTGACAAGTTTGGGAAATTGGAAGAAATAGAAAGACTAAAAGAAAAAGTAAAAGAATGGCAAGATATATCAACACGAATAAATGAAGATAATAATAGACTTAATAACATAATAAATGAATTAGAAAAAGATATGAGAGAAAAATATCATAAAGAAATTGATTATCAAACAAAGATAAGAGAAAGTGATTTAATGCAAGGAGATTACCCTGTTAAATATTATTATGCTGAACAAAATGAACAATTACTTAATTACTACTTAAATAGATTACAAGATTTGAAAGAAGGTAAATAAATGAGTGAAGAAAGATTAAAATTAGAAAACGAATTATTACTTACTAAATCAAAAGCACAAATGATTAATTTATATTTAGATAAACTAAAAGAAATAGAAGAACTAAAAGCCGAGATAAAAGAACTAAATGATGATAATGTATGGTGGACTAATAGATTTAATGCAGTAGAAAGAGATAATGAAAAACTAAATAATATCATAAACGAAGCAAGAGAATATATAGACAATGATTTTAATAGATTTGATTGTTTTGGAAGTATGGCAGTATCAATGGAAATGAATTACAAAAGAGAAGAACTTTTAGAAATATTAGATAAGGAGAATAAATGAAAACTGAATATGTATGGAATTATGATATAAAAGTAAAAGATGCAAATGGTGAATATGTTTATGAAAAAGAAACATTACAACATTTACTAGATATACTAAAACAACACCCTGATTATACAGAGGTTCAAGCAAAACATATTGGTAAGACATTAAAGAAAGTTTATAGGAACATAGATAGAGTAAACGAGATGTGGAGAAACGAATGAATGAAGAAATAACTGAATACATTTCAAAAGCAGTAGATGATTTAGATAAAATAATACAATATTTAGAAGCGTATCAAATAAATACAAGGGAAAATGAAATAGCAAGACAAAAATTAGAAGAAGCAGTATTTTGGCTTACTTATGGAATAGATATGGAGGAATAAATAATGATTGAATTTTGTTTAGGTGTTATATTTGGAATATTTGTTATGTGCTGTGTGAATTTATCCAAAAAAGATTAGTTATTTAAAATAATGTGATACAATTAAGCTAGAAAGGAGGAATAAAGTCTTTGGTTAAAAATGGTTTTACATTAACGACAGAGCCAATAGAACGATGGCTACAGGGGTGTGGTTGTAAAGATTTAACAATGTATTATCATAATGCAAATTGTAGAAAAAAGAAGATATTGGATCGTTTATATCACGAATATAAAAGATTAAATTTATCTGATACAAGGATCTTATATTTCTTTAGCATAATGGAAGAAGAAGAATTTATAAGAGATAGAGAAAAGAATAGAGTAGATGAAGATAAAATCATATTTGAAGTGATTAAAAAATGTAGAACTGATAAAACAAGTTAGGAGACTTAAAATTACAATGGAAGAAGATAAGGCTTATATTTGCCCTTGTTGTGGTCAAATTTCGACGAAACCAAGCAAACTAGTAGAAGATTATTCACCTTATGGTTCGTTCGGAAATGGGGCGTTTCTGTGCGAATTAGATGGGTGTCCAAAATGTGGTAGTGGTATGCACCCTGCTTGGAGATGCGATATGTGTATGGAATATAAGGAAGACACTAGATATTATGACGAACTAGAAACATGGTTATGTGATGATTGTCACCAACTTGTAGATGGTTTGGAATATTTAAAAGATGAATAAAAAAAAGATTATGCAAAAGGGAGAATTGCAATAATCTTAATTAAACGACATACAAAGTATTATATAACACTAAACAAAAAGTGTCAATTAAAGTGAAAAGGTTAATGAAAGTTAATCTTTTTTATTTTTTAGTGTTGACTAACTCCCACTTAGGTGGTATATTTGAATTAAGTTAGAAGGAGGTAGAAGATAGTGGAAAACGAAAAACCAATGTTAATTTATCTTAAAAATGCTGATATTGAAAAAAACAGGATCATCATACCAAAGGCTTTTGTAGATAAGTTTGGAAGACAATTCTATATGGAAATCTATGAAGATAAGATAATTTTAAGACCTATTAAGAAAGGAGAATAGTATGAGTGATAACAAAAGATATTATTGGATCAAATTGAAAACTGATTTTTTCAACCAAGAAACAATTGATTTTATGCTATCTCAGGAAAATGGTTTTCAATATGTTGTTCTGTATCAAATGCTATGTTTACAAGCAGCTAATAATAATGGAGAATTATCTTCAAAAATAGGTGAAATTATAATACCTTATGATGCTGAAAAGATTACAAGAGATACTAAACACTTTAACTATGATACTGTTTTAGTAGCATTAGACTTGTTTAAAAAATTAGGTTTAATATATGAAGAAGAGAATAAAATATTAAGAATATCTAATTTTAATGAAATGGTTGGGAGTGAAGTTTCAAGTGCTAAAAGAGTAAGAGAATTTAGGGAAAGGCAAAAAGCGTTACAATGTAACACGAATGTAACACAAGAGATAGAGTATAGAGATAAGATATTAGATATAAATATAAAAGAAAAAGATAATAATAAATTATTATTATCCAAAAAGAAAAAGTTAGCTTATGGAACTTTTAATAATGTTAAATTAACTGACGAAGAATATCAAAAGTTAAAAGAGCAATTTAGTGATTATGAAGAAAAAATAGAAAATATGTCTTATTATTTACAAAGCAAAGGTGATAAATATAAAAGCCATTATGCAACTATATTGAATTGGGCAAGAAAAGAAAAACAACAACCTAAAAACAAAACACATGCTGAAGAAGTAGAAGAAATGAGGGAAAGATTTAGAAAAATAGAGGAGAAAGAAAATGAGACAAACTGATATAATAACATTATTTGAAAGAATTAAGAATAACTACAATATGTTTACTTATAATGACGATAAAGTTAAAGAGTGGTATAGATTCTTAAAAGACTATTCTAAAGAAGATGTTAATAAAAACTTAGATAACTATATTACAACAGGTTATGAAAACCCACCTTTAGTTTATAGCCTTATAAAAAACATACCTAAAATAGAAGAACCTCAAGAAAAAGAATGGGTGACACGCTGTGATTTATGTGGGGCTGAGATAAGGATCTATGGAGATGATATGTCAGACTTTGATAAACACTATAGAAAATGCCAAAAGATTGACTTTATCGATAGAATGAGTAAAAAGTATAGAGGAACTGGTGTAGCTATAGTTAAATATTATGAAATGAGTAACGAAGAACTAGATAAACACTATAGAAAAATAATGGACTTTTATGTTAAGCATAGAGAAGAAACAAACTTATTAAAAGAAATACCTGAAGAAGAATAAAAAAGTTAAAAGTAAAGGAGTGTAAGAATGAAAGAGTATATTTATGGCTTAATTCCTAAAGATTCTTTTATTACTAGAAAAGAATTAGTGGAATTAACTGGAAAAAGCGATAGGCAAGTAAGAGACTATATTAGCCAAATAAAATGTGAACATACAATAATTAGTTTATCAAGAGGAAAAGGTTATAGGCGAACTAAATCATCTGATGATATGACTATTGAAGAAATAATAGAAGAAATAGAAACTTTAAAACATTGTATCAACGAAATTAATAGTCGAAAGAAAGTCTTTAACAAACAATTAAGACAATATATAGCAAATCTTAAAGCACTACAAAAATGTATTGACAATACGAATAAATAATAATATAATAATAAATATACGGAGGTGAAAAAGTGAATAATGAACTAATAGTTTTAGAGCAATTACCAATCATAAAAGTTAAATTAGAACAAGTATCTACTCAGATTAAAGAAAAAGTAGATAATGCTACAAGTTTAATTGTTAATGAAGACACAGTTAAAGAAGTAAAGAAAGTAAGAGCGGATCTTAACAAAGAATTTAGCGAACTAGAAGGTCAAAGAAAACAAGTAAAAAGTGCAATAATGTCGAAATATGATGAATTTGAAGAAATTTACAAAGAGAAAGTCGCAAATCTATATAAAGACGCTGACTTACAATTAAAAGAAAAGATTGATAATGTAGAAAATGAATTAAAATCTGAAAAAGAAGAAGAATTAATAGATTTCTTTGAAGAACATCAAAAGGCAAACCATTTAGAAAATTTAATTGAATTTAGTGATATTGGTCTTAATATAACAATAAGTGCCTCTATGAAGTCATTAAAAGACCAAATAAAGACTTTTTGTGAGAAAGTGGCTAATGATATTAAAGCAATGAAAACTGACGAATATCAAGACGAAATATGGCTTGAATATAAGAATGTAGGCTTTGATTATGCTAAAGCTAAAACAAATGTAGTAGAAAGACATAAGAAACAAGAAGAATTTAAACAACAAATTGCAAAAAATGGCGAAGAAATTAAACAAGACGAGATAATTGTGCATAACATAGAAACAATGGTGTCTGCTCCAGTTGAAGTTGTAGAGGAAAAAAAAGATTGGTATGAGTTTAGTGTGTTAATGACGCAAACTCAAGCAAAGGAACTAAAACAATGGTTAAAAGATAAAAATATCGAAATGAGGTAACAATGGAGAAGAAAGAAATAAAAAAAATAACACTTGGGATTTCAATACCATATTGGAAAAACACATCAGCATGTGAAGTTAGATTTAAAGAATTAATGGCAAAAATAGAAAAGCAAATAACTAGAGATATGTTGCTTTGTGTTTATGAAGATGGGCAAGTAAGTGATTGGCTTCTTGAGTATAAAAAGGAATTAGAAGATAAAATGATCCTAATTCAAAACCCAGTTAATTATGGAGTTTCAGTTGCAAGAAATAAAACTTTAGATGAACTTGTAGATAAATGCTTATATGTTTTATTCCTTGATAGCGACGATGAAATTGCAGATGATTATTTAAAAGTTATGAAAAGATATTGCTTTGATAATTCTCATGAAGTAATTGAATCTAAGTTTGCTGTAAATAAACGCTCAGCAAAATTTGATAAAAACTTATTAAGATGTGGTGTTGCAGGAAGTGCAATCCAAACAAAGATAATAGGTAAGAAAAGATTTGATGAAACTTTACAAATTGGAGAAGATACAAAGTTTATGAGAGATGTTGTAGATTTAAAAAAGCATAGAAAGAAACTAGCACCAACTGAATATAATTATCTTTTAGGAACAAACGAACAAAGTTTGACTATGAGATATGAAAGAAAACAAATAGGAAGATATAGATAAAAGAAAAGGAGAGATTAAAATGACAAATGAAATAGCAAATACAAAACCAAAATTTAGTGTAGTAATACATAGTGATGGAATTAAAAATTTAATTAATAAAACTTTAGGAGATGAAAAGAAAGCACAAAGATTCGTTGCAAGTATATGTAGTGCTGTAGCAACAAACCCACAATTACAAGAATGTGATCCGCAAACTGTTATATCTGGTGCTTTATTGGGAGAGGCTTTAAACTTATCTCCAAGCCCACAGTTAGGTCAATATTACTTAATAGGTTACAAGAATAGTAAAACAGGTAAAATCGACGCTCAATTCCAAATGGGGTGGCATGGTTATTATCAATTAGCTATTAGAAGTGGGCAATATAAAGACTTAGATGTAATTGAAATTAAAGAAGGAGAATATAAAGGAAGAGATAAATTAACTGGTAAACAAAGTTTTGAATTTATTGAAGATGAAAAGGAAAGAATGTCTAAAGAAACAATTGGTTACTTAGGTTACTTTGAACTTTTAAATGGTTATAGAAAACAAATTTATATGAGCAAACAAGAAATGGAAAAACACGCAGATACTTATTCAAAAGCATTTAGTTTAGCTGAATATGAAAAGTTAAAGAAAGGACTTATTCCTGAAAAAGATATGTGGAAATATAGTTCATATTGGTATAAAGATTTTGATGGTATGGCTTTTAAAACTATTCTTAGAAGATTAATAAGCAAATATGGAGTAATGTCTATTGATATGCAAGAGGCTTTTGTTAAAGATATGGCTGTATTACACGAAAATGGTGACTATGAATATGTTGATAATGACAACAGTGAATCATCTCCAATAATTGAAGAAGCTAAAGTAGAAGAAACTAAAAAAGAGCCTCAAACTTTAAAGTTAGATGATGTTGAGTAATGGATGGATCACAATTAAGTTTATACGACATAGAATACGAAAAATTTAAAATAACAAAACCTATCAGACTAATTGAATTGTTTGCCGGTTATGGTAGCCAAGCATTAGCTTTAAAGTATCTAGGAGTTCCATTTGAACATTGGAAAACATGTGAATGGGCGATTAAGAGCATACAAGCATATAAAGACATACACTTCACTAATGATGATGTAGAACTTAATGCTAATAGAACAAAAGAAGATATGGTAGAGTTTTTATATCAAAAAGGAATATCTAGTAACTATAATGAGCCAATGCCAAAAGAACAAATATCAAGATTATCTGAAGAACAACTAAAAACAATAATAAAAAACATAGCAATAACACATAATTTAGTTAATATTCAGCAAGTTAAAGGAAGTGATTTAGAGATAAGTGATACTGACAAGTATGAATATATATTAACGTATTCATTCCCTTGCCAAGACTTATCTCTCCGGTCTAGCAGGTAAAGGTAAAGGAATGAGTGATACATCTACTCGTAGTGGAATGTTGTGGGAAGTTGAAAGAATTTTACAAGAGTGCAAAGATTTAGGAACACTTCCTCAAGTCTTACTAATGGAAAATGTTCCACAAGTTCATGGGGCAGATAATGTTAATGACTTTAATAAATGGCAATTAAGATTAGAGGAGTTTGGTTACAATAATTATTGGCAAGATTTGATAGCCACTGATTATGGAATACCTCAAACAAGGAATAGAACATTTATGGTATCAATACTAGGAGATTATAGTTATACTTTCCCAAAACCAATTCCTTTAAAACTAAAACTTAAAGATATGTTAGAAGATGTAGTTGATGAAAAATACTATTTATCTGACAAACAACTACAAGATATACAACAGTGGAACGCTTATCAAAAACCTTTAGAAACAATGGAACAAATTGACAAAGAAAATATATCTCCTACTATAACAACTAGGAGTGGTGCTTATGCTGCTGGTATGATATTAGTTAAAAATGCAACTAAACAAGGTTATTTAGAAGCAGAAGAAGGCGATGGTGTAGATATATCTGGTAGAATGGAATATCATAGAGGAACTGTTCAAAAAGGGAAAATTCAAACTATAAATACTAATCAAGATTATGGTGTGGTTGTGTTAGGTGGAATTGGTGAAAAGAAGAGTAATAATAATACTCAATGGTATATGCAAGATAGAATATATGATAACAAAGTAGGAATATCACTAGCTACGACAGCAAACCCAAATTATGTAGATAAACAATTAAGAATAAGAAAATTAACAACTCGTGAAGCGTTTCGTTTAATGGGAGTAAAAGACGAAGACTATGACAAAGTATGTAAAAATCAAAATGAAAACTCTCTATTCCATCTTGCTGGTGATTCAATTGTAGTAAATGTGTTAGAAGCTATTTTCAAGGAGATGTTATGAAGTTATACAACGACGATTGTTTAAATGTATTAAAGAACATAGAAACTGAAAGTATAGACTTAGTTGTAACAGATTGCCCTTATCATATAGTTCAAGGTGGTTGCACAAACATACCAAGAAAAGATGATTGTGGAGGAATATTTAGTCGTAGAAACACATTTACTCAAAAAAACGCTAAAACTGGTAAATTATTTGACAACAATGATATAAAGTTCAAAGATTGGTTGCCTGAAGTTTATAGAGTATTAAAAAATGGAACACACTGTTACATAATGATTAATGCTAGAAATCTTAAAGACTTGCAACAAGCAGCAGAAGATGTTGGCTTTAAGTTTCAAAACATTCTTATTTGGTACAAAAACAATGTAACTCCTAATAGATATTATCTTAATTGCTATGAAATGATTTTAATGTTGAAAAAAGGTAAAGCGAGAAATATAAATAACATGGGAACTAAAAATGTTCTTGAAATACCAAATATATTAAATGGCAAGAGCCAACCTACTGAAAAACCAGTTAGATTAAATGAAATTTTAATTGAAAACTCAAGTGTGGGGGGGGGATGTGATTCTTGATCCATTTATGGGTACAGGAAGTTGTGGAATAGCAGCAAAGAAACTAGGAAGAGAATTTATAGGAATTGAAATAGATAAGCATTATTTTGATATAGCTAAAAATAGAATAGAAAAGATTCAAGAGCAAGAAACATTGTTTTAGGAGGTGGCAAATAGTGAAATATGAGATATTAGGAACGGGAAGTACAGGTAATTGTGTTATATTAAATCAAAGTATAATGCTAGATTGTGGGCTAAGATATAAACAAATAAAGTCGTATTTAAAAGACATAAAATTGATTTTTATTTCTCATAAACATTCGGATCATCTGAACAAGTCAACAATAAAGCAAATTGCATATAATCATCCAACAATTAAATTTTTAGTAGGCTTTTATTTAGTAGATTTGTTAATAGAACTTGGTGTATCTAGGAAAAATTTAATAACAATAGATTTAGAAAAATGGTATGACATAGGAATAGCAAAAATAAAGTTTGAACCACTTTTACATGATGTTCCTAATGTAGCATTAAAAATGGAGATTAATGGAGAAAAGGTAATATATGCAGTAGATACCAACAAACTAGACCACATTGAAGCAAAAGATTATAACTTATATTTAATTGAAGCTAACTATACAGATGAAGAAGAATTAGAAAATAGAATTAAAAATGATTATGACAACGGCTTAACTTATAGTCATTATGAAAGAGTTAAAAAAACTCATTTAAGCCAACAAAAAGCATATAATTGGCTACAAAAAAACATGAATAAGGAAAGTGAATTTGTATTTTTACACGAACATAAAGAAAGGAGTGAAGAAAATGGAGAACAAAGAGAGAATGTATAAAAGGAGTAGTGGAGAAGTAATACCAATGAAATCTATGAACACAGAACATATCATTAATAGCTTATCAAAAAAATATAGAGAAGTGTTTGAGGCTAAAAACAAAAGTGAGTTTGCAAATAAAACAAACGAACTAAACGATTTAAAAGAAGAATTGTATTCAAGATTTAATACATTTAATGAAGGGTTGGAAGATAAATAATGGAAGAAGAATTAGAGCAAGAACAACAAGCAACAAATAGAGTTCATAGACCTTACAAAATTATGGAAGGCGACCTTATGAACGTTAGAAGAAAAGATATTGTGGGAAGAAATGGGCAACCATATATATTTTATTTTATAAACCTTCCTGAGAAAATGAAAGATGAAGAAAAGAGATATTTCCCTAAAGAAGTATATTTTAAAAAAGGTGTAACTTTGTTAGATAATACAAAAATAAAAGTATTAAACTTTTTTGAAAAAGTAAGGCCAAACAACCAAGACAAGTATCATCCAATATGGGGAATATTTATAACTGAATTTGAAGTAATAGAAGAACCAAATTATTATGAAGAACAAGATAACATAGAATCATATCAAGGTTTATCTGAAAGTGAAGGAAGTAACATTGGGTTAATTGATCCAAGTTGGTAAAAGAAAGGAATTAAGCAAAATGAATAATTTTATAAATAATTTATTAGATGTAATGGTAATAACATTCTTATTTATCTTAACAGTATTTATGATTAGCATTTTATTTGAATATATTAGAATGTTATGGCTTAGACATAAAGCTAAAAAAGCAAACAAAGAATTTAACAAAGCATTTTTAAAAGCAATAACTGATAGCCCTTTTCAAGAAAAATTGTTTGAAGAAATTGCAAAGCAAAACAAAGAACCAAAAAAAAGGGGAAGAAAACCTAAAAATAAAAATGAGCAGAACATAGAAAGGAAAGATATAAATTGATATTTAGAAATGAAGATTTAGAAGAAACACAAGAAAGAAGATACGGAAAGAAACCAACAAATTATGACGCAACAATTACTTTTAGGATCGACACCAAAACTTTGGAAGAGTTTAGAAAATTAGTTGGTGAACCATATCAACCAAAAATAAGAGATTTAATTATTCAAGAAATAAATAGGCACAAATATACATACGCAAAAGAAGAAGAAAGAAGAAATAGAATAAAAAATACTAGGTATAAAGCCTAGTATTTTGCATTTATACAATTCTATGTTATAATCTTTTTAGATAAAGGAGATGAAGACTAATGGCAATAGCTAAAAGAAGTAAAGCCAATGCGTATGCTAGAAAATATTATCGTGAAAACGAACAATATCGTAAAGAAAAAATTCGTGATAGAGCAAAAGAGTACGCACAAGACAAAAAAGGAGAGGCAAAAAAGTCAAGAGAATATTATTGGGCTAATCCTGAATATCGTCGTTATAAGATAAATTATCAGAGAAGATATAGACAAGAGCATAAACACAAAAACAAATAATACCCCTAGACTTACATAAACCACCCAAATTCGTCGATTAGATTAAAAGTAGTATAAATTATCAAGAAAGAGCAAACAAGCGAATATGAGCATTTAAAGGCACAAAAAAAGAGATAGTATATTTCAACTATCTCTTTTATTTTAATAAATCGTCTATGAATTTAGTTATAGCATAAGCCTTCCAACCAAATGGAACTTTAGTTTCTTCTTTCTTTACCTCTTTAGGTTTCTTAACATCTAACGAACTAACGAATCTTTTAATCTCTTTTTCAACTTTACTTTCTATATCACCTTTAGCTAACTCTATTCCTAAATCTTCACTTATGGAACATAGAATTATATCATATAAGCAGCGAATTACCTCCTTATTATTTCTATAAGCCCATGCTATTTCATAATCAGTATTTCCTTTTTCTTTGTAATGTTTATAAACACCATTAACATGCCTTTCAATAATTTCTTCTATTTCTTCTAAATTGTCTCTTAACTTTCTATCTTTATCTTTTTCTTTTAATTTCTCAATCTTGTTATTAAAGTTGTAAGTTTCAAGTGCTTTATTTAAGTTTTTATAATAATCGTCTAAAACTAGGTTGTTTATTTCTTCTTCCAAACTTTCTCCAAAGTCTTTCCCAACTCTATTTCTATCAAGAACTTTTCTTGTTTTTGTTATTTGACCTTTTCTACAATATGATCCATCATAATATTCTTCTTCATAACTATAATCGTCTAAAATCTTTTCTTTTATTTTTTTAGTTATAATATATGAATATTTTTGATTGTGTGTAGATAAATCTTGTAAAATATTATAAATTGTTTGATTATCTTCTT